CACCCCTATTTTGTGTGAGATTCGATCTCACTCCACTACCTCAAATGAGGTAGAAATCACGCTTGGATGTGCTAGCTAAAACACACCCATCGATTACGGTATCCGGAGACGCCACCCCTAGGGGTGACGCCCGCGGAAGAAATACCGTAAAGGGCTGCTGCGAACTGCACGTTAGGGCCCCATCTAGCTAATGGGATCACTCGGGGAACCGGGTGATAAACGAGGATCTGACGGATAGACGATCTAGTACGAGTAACCCAGAATTCGGGTAAATCGTGAATAACTAGATCGCCTAGCGCCGCAGGACCTCGTAACCGACGTACGTTGCTTGGCAAAAGTTCCAAAGCGCGAAACCAAGCGCGAAGGAAGCGAGGATCAAACAAATGACTATCCACGTTGTGAGTAGCCAATTTGCGAATCCCGTTAGCCAAGGTGATAATATGTTGCGGCTCATGGGGAATTTCCTTTATAAAGTGTGCCCGAACAGGTACACCATGAAAGAAATCGCCCCCACAGCTCTCTCTGAACAATCCAGAACCAAACGATTTCTTCTCATTGAGAGAAAAGCCGCTATAGTTCAGGACAGCTCGAAGAGGCTTAAAGAGTTCTGTGGGAACGATAATATCGTCTCCATAGACAGACAGATTGGAACCTATCTGAACATCGATGTTAAGGGATGAGGCACACTCAAGGGCAAGAGCACAAAAAATAAGTGTCTCAAGCTCAAAAGTGTATCCGTTCCCCATCGATGAAAACTTTTCAAGCGCAACAATACGTCCATCGATCAAAGTGGTCGGGGAACGTAGACTATCTAGCAGAGAAAACCAATCGACCGGTAGTAAAAACCGGACCAATTGTCTGCAAATAGTATCACTCGCAGAAGTTAAATCCATAGTGGCAAGACTTCCATCGTAAGATGATTTACAGGCTAGCAGCCTGTGAAGGGATTGACCGTGTTGTAGATCAATACCAAGTCTGTTAAGTCTCTTACGAATAAGAGACCCAACACCCAGTTGAAAATATCCATTAATGGATGGTTCAACTGCAATGCCACGATCCGTCTTAGCATTTTTTGGAACGGTTAAAAACCGATTTCCGCGGATGGTAAGAGGGTCGGATTTAAATAACGGATCACTCACCTGGGATCGACTCCAGGCAGTCTGATGATAGAAGCCAAGAAGGCATCTAGCACCAGGGGTGATAGTAGCGTGAGAAGACATTTTGTCGAGGACAACGGAACGTTGACCCCTATCGTTGAAGGTTGCTCCGGGACCGAACCGACCATCCAAAGATGACGGTAAAGTACCTAATATCAGACGTATCCGCTCTTTTACACGTGCATAGAAACTATGCACGCGCATATCATCAGGGCTCTCGAAAGGGCCGTTGTGGATATGCCGGAGAAATCTGATATTACTATTACAGCATATTTTTTCCGTATCAAAAAAAGTTTTGATAGCGACTTCACGAGTGTTGATACCAGTCGGAAGACCGGCACACTTGCGGAGAAGGTCTGTCGCGATAGCGTCAGATCTGAAAGAATCAGGGCTGTTATAGTGCAACGGGTCCACATCAAGATTGACGAGTTGACCATACTCGCCGTTCTTAATCAGTAAAAAAACTGAAAGGGAACGAGGAGTGTTCAAGTCTTCAAGAAGCTTGAAGACAATGCCTGAAATATTTCCAAGGGCATCCATTGAATTCCTTCACAAAGAGGAGAATAAATCGGAGAACTCAGACGTTAAGTCGGAGCATAACCGGTTTTCAGGGCGGCAACAACCAAACTGCTATGCAGCAGATTGGTGAATTGAGCCACAACCTCATCGATGTCACTCTGCGGCATAGCCGAAGGGAGAGCAATCGAAAATGTGACGGGACTCTTGTTGACGACGGATGTTACCGTCGTGGTCGAGTTCGTCGCGACCTGAGGGTAGGACATTGAGATGTCCACCCGACGGGCGTTCTTGGCTGCGTTCCAGCGACTCTGCATGGAGAATGACGGGCGAAACGCCACGGCAGAACCCACCGAGTTACTGGACCAGACAGCTGGGGATTTATCCCCAGACGATGGGGTCAACAGCGTGTAAGTCACGTCCGTCGATCCGTCAGCTTTCTTGACGACAATATCTGCCGCTGAAGTCATAATGATTCCTTTGGAAAGTGTGCAAAAGAGCACGTTTGCGAGGAGAATCCTCTAAAGCAGCCCCAACAATAGAGATATTGCTGTGGCAGCACGGACGTTGGAAATTGCTTTACAACGTTTGGGTGTAAGAGTCGGAAGGGCTAGCCCCGACGACCTTACGCCAGAGTACGCGGAGACCGCTCCAGATCCATAAGAGATCACCCGATAGAAATCGGGAGGGTCAAATGTGGAGGTGTAGTGGACTTCGTCAATTGACGACGTAGCTTTGGCATGCCAGGTATGATAGGAATCGTGTAGTTCAATACCGACGAGATCAGTGTAACTCAGAATAAAACTCTGAACATCCACGAACCAGTCGACAACGAAGCTATACGGAACTAAAGCCCAGGCGATCGCTGCAGGGTTAGCAAGACCCAGCTGTTGGACCAGGTGAAGATTATAGTTGGTAAGAGAAAATGAACAGCCTTGTACGGAATAAACCTTATACTCCATATGTTCACGAAGAACATAAGAAGAATTCGGTAAATGACCGTACGCGGTGATCACAGACTCAGAACCAGCCTCACTAGCGCGAGCATGTAGTGGTTTATTCGTCGGAAATTTCGACGACATAACATCCATACCGCGATAAATATCATTGACTAGGTTAGTCCAGCCAAAATGATATTCTAGCCAAACATCACCGAAGTTCTTCGAAGCATTCTTAGGCTTAAAGTTAGATTTAGATATCCCTGCGGCTTTAGCGGCCCCAGAGTAATCCTTCTTTCTTAAAGCGCGAGCAATGTTAGCGATTTGAACTAAGCGATTGGTAATCAAATCCATGGATTCTGACACTTTGAACAAAGCTTCGTTCGCGACGTCAGAGGTTTCATTGATTTGTTCAATAAGCTTGGAGTAAGACTTATTGCTAGCCTGATTGATGCGAGTATCTCTCAAATCCCAGCCACCCTTACAGAACGAATAGGCCGCATGGCCTTCAGCGCCGTAAGGTTGGTCAGGAATTGAAAAATCCGTGGATTGCAATTTCCCCGACGCATCAGCACCAACATAGGAAAAATTCATGGGTGAATGGAAAGGAGGACGCTGCGTATTCCAGGTCTTTGTCAAATAATGACGAGAATCCGGAGTTCCGACAGTTAATGTCTTCGAAACCATATCACCCCTCCTATGCGATGTACGACTCTCTGTAAACCCCAGATGCCAGGACGGCAAATGGACAAAGAGCCGGAGCTAAGCACGAAAACGTGCGAAGCAA